TCACTTCATGGTATGCTTACTAATCCATCTACACCTTGGTTTACTTTAAGATACAAAGACGTTGAACTTGAAAACGATGATGAAGCAAAGCTTTGGTTAGAATCTGCAACAGATGCAATGTATGTTGCTTTTAACAGATCAAACTTTCAACAAGAAATATTTGAATTATATCACGACCTAATTACTTTTGGCACAGCTTGTATGTTTGTACAAGACGATGATGAGGATACTTTAAAATTTTCAACAAGACATATTAATGAAATTTACATAGCAGAAAATGAAAAAGGTAAAGTAGATACAGTATATAGATTATTTAAAATGTCTGTACGAGCTGCCTTTCAACAGTTTGGTGAAGCTATATCAACGAGTACAAAAGGATTGATTACAAAAGATCCTTATGAAGAAATAAGTATTCTTCATGCTGTATATCCAAGAAATGATTTTGATCCCAAAAAACAAGACAGAAAAAATATGCCTTTTGAATCTGTTTACATGGAATATAAAAATTTAAATGAATTATCTGTAGCAGGTTTCAAAGAGTTTCCGTTTGTTGTTCCAAGATATTTAAAAGCTTCGCATGAGATTTACGGAAGATCGCCTGCGATGACAGCTTTACCAGATGTGAAGATGTTAAATGAAATGTCTAAGACAACTATAAAAGCTGCACAGAAACAGGTTGATCCCCCTTTACTTGTTCCTGATGACGGCTTTCTACTCCCTGTTAGAACTGTTCCTGGTGGTCTGAACTTTTATAGATCAGGCACTAGGGATAGAATAGAGCCACTTAATATTGGAGCAAACAATCCTTTAGGATTAAATATGGAGGAGCAAAGAAGAAACTCAATTAGAAATGTTTTCTATGTTAATCAACTTATGATGCAACAAGGTCCACAAATGACAGCAACAGAGGTTATACAAAGAAACGAAGAGAAGATGAGATTACTAGGACCTGTGTTAGGAAGATTACAATCTGAATTACTTAAACCTTTGATTGATAGATGCTTTGCAATAATGGTTAGAAGAAATATATTTCCACCAGCTCCTGAGATTATATCAGGCAGAGATGTAGAAATAGAATATGTTTCGCCATTAGCAAAAGCACAGAAGTCCACAGAGCTACAATCTATCATTAGAGGTATTGAAATCATGGGACAACTTGCTAATGTTGCACCTGTGTTTGATTATATAAATTTTGATAATCTTGTGAAACATCTAACAAACATTATAGGTATTCCACAAAAAGTATTGAAAACAAATTCTGAAGTCTTAGCAGAAAGAGAAGCTAAGCAAGCACAAGCACAACAAATGCAAGAGATGCAACAACTACAACAAGTTGCTAAGGCAGGTGGAGATATTGCACCACTTGCTAAAGTATTACCACAAGAAGCACAAGCAGTAGCTGAAGGTGTTGGAGAACAACTAACTGAATAAATATGAGTTCTGAAAAAGAATTTGAAAAGAAGATTAAAAATCTACAGATAAAGTATAAAACAGTTTTTGGATCTGATGAAGGACAAGAAGTTATATTAGATCTCGAAAGAAGGTGTCATTATCATTCTACCACTAATGTTAAAGGTGATAGCCATGAAAGTGCATATATGGAAGGACAACGCAGCGTTCTTCTATTTATAAAACAAATGCTGCAGAAGGAAAATAAAAATGTCAAATGAACAGATAACGGAGAATAATACTCCGCCTGTAGAGACGACAACAGAAACACCAGCTCCTACAGAAACAAAAACAGAAGCACCTGTTTCATCAACGACACAGGAAACTCAACAAACAACACAATCTTGGAAAGATGTTATTTCTGAAGAATATAGAAATGATCCTAATATTTCTAAATTTACAGAGATAGATGCTTTGGCGAAAAGTTATATCAATGCAACAAAGATGATAGGTCAAGATAAAATGATTGTGCCTAATAAAAACTTTACTGATGATCAATGGCAAGAAGCCTATGCAAAAATGGGAAGACCTGAATCTGCAGATAAGTATAATTTAAAAATAGATTCACAGGCAGTACAAGTAGATGAAACAGCTATAAAACAATTTGCTGAAAACGCACATAAGCTTGGATTAAATAATCAGCAAGCTCAAGGTATTCTTGAATTTTATAAATCAAATTTAGAAACAGATGCACAGCAAGCTAGAGTAGATACAGAAACTGCACAAGTTCAAGCTGAACAAGAACTTAGAAAAGAATGGGGAAGAGACTTTGAATCTAAAGTTCAAGCAGCGGGAGCTATAGCTAAGGCAAACATTGGTGAAGAAATATTAGATCTTGAATTAAGAGATGGTACTCGAATAGGTGATCATCCTGCAATTATAAAAGGTTTTTCTAAAATCGCTGGTATGATTTCTGAAGACACTATGGTTCAACCTGATACGGATGTTCAAGATACTGCCTTTGATCTTGAAGAAGAAATATCAACTATTATAAATAATACTGATGGACCATACTGGAACAAACAACATCCAGAGCATGATAAAATGGTGCAAAGAGTTTATACATTAAGGGAAATGTTAAATAATGCAAAACCTGAATGATAAAGAAATCAGATTAGAAATCCTTAGAATCGTTAAAGAAACTGGTTCTGAGGAGCAAAAAAAAGATCCCTTGCCAATTGCTAAGAAATATTATAAATGGGTAAATAGTGGGACAATCCGAAAGGACCTTACTGACAAGAAGGATTAGACTTCTAGTCTAAAAGACTTTAAATCCAAGAGAAGCCTGTCAACCGACAGATAACATTATCTGATAAATTTAATTAAACTTATAAGAGGAGACAAATATGTCATCACAAATAACAACAGCTTTTGTACAGCAGTATTCTGCAAACGTACAATTGCTATCTCAACAAATGGGATCGTTATTACGAGACAAAGTCAGAGTCGAATCTGTGGTTGGGAAAAATGCTTTCTTCGACCAAGTAGGTTCTGTAACTGCAGTTCAAAAAACTAGCAGACATTCAGACACTCCACAAATTGATACACCTCACGCAAGACGTAGAGTATCACTTTCGGACTATGAATTTGCAGACCTTATCGACAATCAAGATAAAGTTCGTATGCTTATCGATCCAACTTCTACCTATGCTCAAGCGGCAGCTTACGCTATCGGAAGAGCTATGGATGATGTGATCATATCTGCTGCACTAGGAACTGCGTTCACTGGTGAAACAGGCTCTACAAGTACATCAAATGCGAATACAATCGCACACGGATCTGCGGGTTTAACTATTGCTAAATTAAGAACTGCAAAACAGACTCTTGATTTAAACAGTGTTGATCCTTCAATCCCAAGATATATTATTGTAGGACCAAAACAGATCACTGATCTATTAGGGACAACTGAGGTAACTAGCTCAGATTTCAACACTGTCAAAGCATTGGCAAATGGTGAAATCAACTCGTTCCTTGGTTTTAATTTTATTGTATCAAACAGACTATCACTAGATGGAACAACTAGATCTTGTATCGCTTATGCACAAGATGGTATTGCTCTTGCCGTAGGTAAAGACGTTACCGCTAGAATAGATGAGAGAAGCGACAAATCGTATGCTACTCAAGTTTATTACTGTGCAACTTTCGGTGCTACAAGAATGGAAGAAGACAAAGTAGTGGAAGTCCAAGCTACAGAATCGTAATAGGAGGAAATTATGGCGAATGTAAATACTGACTTAGTAACAAACTTCGTAGCTACTCCTATGGTAAAAAACGATAGCCAACAGTTACATGGTGTAAAACGTGTTGCTCAAGGTACTATCGCTTTAGCTGCTGGTGATTTATCAGCAACTGATACTGTAATGTTAGCTCCGATACCAACAAATGCGAGTGTAACCTCAATCAAATTATTTAACGATGATTTAGATTCTGGTACTACTAATACTTGCGATGTCGGCTTATATACTACAGCAATAGCTGCAGTAGATGACGATGCGTATGCTTCTGCAATAACAGACCTAAGAGGTGCTGTTACAACAGGAACTGAAGTAGCATTTGAAGCTAGAAACATAAACAAAATGGGACAGAAAGTCTGGGAAGATGCTGGACAATCTTCTGACCCAGGTGGTTATTACTACATTGGTTTACTTTTTGATGCAGCAGGTGATACTGCTGGTGATTTAAGTTTTATCATCGAATACGTAGTAGATTAATCATTCTACGAGATAGAGGGGATATTTCCCCTCTATCTTTTTTTTTAAAACTATTTTATAAGAACTTATGGCATCAGTAGTGGACATTTGTAACGGAGCATTGAATCAGTTGGGAGCATCAACGATACTTTCTTTAACTGAGGATTCAAAAAATGCTAGACTATGTAATGCTAGATATACGCAAATAAGAGATTCACTTTTCAGATCACATCCTTGGAATTGTTTACAAAAAAGAGTTCAACTCGCTGCAGATACAACTGCTCCAGCTTGGGGATTCACATCTGCTTATACATTACCAGCAGACTGTTTAAGACTTTTAAGAATATTAGATTATGATTCAAATCATAAAGTAGAGGGTAGAAAAATACTTACAAATAATTCATCTATGAAAATTTTATATGTTTCAAGGATTGAAGATCCTAATGAATACGATGAGTTATTAAGAGAAACAATATCGGCTGCATTAGCAGCAGACATAGCTTACGCAGTTACATCATCAAATCCAGTATCATTAAATATGTATAATCTTTATCAAACTAAACTAAAGGATGCTAGATTTGTTGATGCAACAGAAGGTCAAAACACTTCTCAAGAAGATGGTATGGCAGATGTTGTAGATGCAAATGATTTTTTAAGTTCGAGGTTCTAAAATGGCTAGAGTTGCTGTTCAACTGACTGACTTCACAGCAGGTGAATTTTCACCTAGATTAGATGGTCGTAATGATTTAGCTAAATATTCTTCAGCTTGCAAAAGATTAGAAAACTTTGTCGTGTATCCACATGGCTCAGTTGTAAGAAGACCAGGAACAACATTTATTTCAGAAGTAAAAGATAGCACAAAAAAAACAAGACTTATTCCTTTTGAATTTTCTACAACTCAAACTTATATGCTTGAGTTTGGAAATCAGTATATAAGAATATACAAAGATAAGGGACAAGTATTAGATAGTGGATCTGCTGTGGAAATATCTACACCTTATTTAGAAGCTGAGTTGTTTGATTTAAAATTTGCTCAAAGTGCTGACGTTATGTACATCACTCATCCAAATCACGAAGTAGAAAAATTATCCAGAACTTCACATACCGCTTGGACTTTGACAGATGTTGATTTTACAAAAGGACCAATGCAGGATCTTAATACTACAGATACAACACTAAATCCTGGTCAAGCAGGAGTAGGTACAGGTGTAGCTTTAGTCGCCTCTGCAGTTACAGGTATCAATGGCGGCTCTGGTTTTCAATCTACTGATGTTGGCAGGTTTGTTTTTTTAAACTCAGGTTATGCAAAAATAACTGCTGTTGCAGATACAACAAATGCAACAATCACAATTATAACAGCTTTAGATAGTGCAAGTGCTACAGCAAATTGGAGACTAGGTGCTTTTTCAGATACTACAGGTCATCCTTCTTGCGTAACTTTCTTTGAACAAAGATTAGTATTTGCAGGAACTTCAGAGCAACCTCAAACAATATTTTTTTCTAAATCAGGTGATTATGAAAACATGGATGCAAATATTGGAGGAACAATAGCAGACAGTGATGCTATTATTTACACGATTGCATCTAACCAAGTTAATGCTATTAGATTTATGACTGCAACAAGAACACTAATTATTGGAACGGCAGGTGGTGAGTTTACTGTATCAGGAGGTGGCACAGATGTTGCAATCACACCAACAAATATTTTAATTAAAAAACAATCTAATCATGGATCGGCAAATGTTGATGCAATATCTGTAGGTAATGCAACTTTGTTTTTACAAAGAGCAAAAAGAAAAATTAGAGAGCTTGCATATAACTTTGATGTTGATGGTTATCTAGCACCTGACATGACTATACTTGCAGAACATATTACTGAAGATGGTATAACTCAAATGGCTTACCAACAAGAGCCTAATCAGCTTGCTTGGATGGTAAGAGGTGATGGAGAGCTTATAGCTTTAACTTATCAAAGAGAGCAAAAAGTTGTAGGTTGGCATAGACATATTTTTGGCGGCAGATTTGGTAATGCAACAATAACAGTTACTGATTATGCAAACATAGCAAATGGAACAAGAATTATTTTAACAAAAGCAGACGGAACAGAAACAACATTTACATCTTCTACGACTGATGTATCTGGTAAGTTTCATACTGAAACAAGTAACAATCAAACAGCAACAAATTTAAAAACATTAATAGATGCAGATAGTAATTTTACAGCAACAGTTAGTAGTAATACAGTTACGATTACAGAAACAACACCTATATCCACAGGTTTTCTTACTATTACATCTTTAGATGATGCCACTAGATTAGCAAAAACTGATGAGGGTAAAGCAGTTTGTGAGAGTGTAGGCGTTATTCCTACAGACGATACTGAGTATGAAGTTTATGTAATTGTAAAAAGAACTATTAATCTC